GCCATGCAGGTGCGCCACGAAGTGCGAATGCAACTTCGCCATTTTCCATTTCTAGATTATGAGCCATTTTTTACCTTTCGTTTGTTTGATTAGTTGTAAGTATAACAGACCCCACTGACATTGTCTACGATTAATTACAATATGTCCGAATTGATCCATGTGATTAATCTCACAAAATTCCAGGGTTATCCACAAGTGGTCGTAACCCTGTGGATAACCCCTTAGCTTTGCGGGCCAGCTGCATATGCAGCTGGTGTTGGATCTTTACAGACCTAACTCATCCCTGGTTAGTTTTGGATTGCGATTGAAGTTAATAACTTCGGACGGGAGGTAAAGAGCAGTAGTCTTAGTCTTCTTCAATGTATCATACACATAAGCACGAACATCACCAAAGAAGTTACGGCGATTAGAAAATGCTAACTCAGTTAAGTATTCCTTATCAACGCCTTGCTCTGAATAAATTGTTACATCATTTGCTTTGTTTGCATCATAGATTTCTACTCTGAAACGATTTTTCATTTTGTTGCCTTTGTTAGTAGTTGTCCCAAAAGGGAGAGCAGTTTGGCGACATACTCAGGTCGTTGGATTATTTAGAGATAACGAGCAATAGCATTGTAAGTGCTTGTGCTTACTGTTTCCTCATCTGTCATCTTTAGAATACGAATTGCGTTTTCCAATTCCTCTTTCATCTCATTGTATGAGTGGCGGTGGAGAACTTCGTAGTCCTTCTCAGGCTCTTTAGGAAAGTCTGACTCATTAACTGTTAAATCAAAATCAACATTAAGTGTCTTGTTCCATGAGCGATAGTTTGTGCGTAGGTTTTCTGCCTTAGCAAAATTAGCCATAGCAAACTTTGCTACTTCTTTGCGCCACTTTTCTAAAGCCTTTTCGTGCTTTGCTTCGTTGGCTTCTTGTGATGCGTAATCGGCATTTAACTTTGTCAAGCGAGTTTCTAGTGCCTTGATTACCTTTGGTGTTGCGATTTTTACGCTAATTGCTTTCTGTCGTGCCATTTGTTTCCTTCTTTCGTTGTGGGTTGGGTTGATGAAGTAATTATAGCAGGGGGGTCTGACATTTCTGCGACCCCCCTCCCATTAAATTAAACGCCTAGTAGTGTTTGAGCGGATACGGAAGTCCAACGAGTTTCCTTGTTGGGCATTTCCAATAGCACACGCACCGAGCCAGATGTTTGTGGGTGGATTTCTTTAATCACACCTGTTTTCTTTGACTTAAGGGTAGTGAATAAATCGCCTACCTGATACAACTTGTCGTTGATTGTCATTTATTGCCTCTTTTCTTTGTTAGGGTTGTAGTATAGCATTGGGGTCTGACATTAGTCTAGCCCTGTCTCAGTATTTGAGAAAGTTATTGTGTGACCTTAGTCACTTTCAGGTAGCCAAGCGTGGAGATGGTGCTGCTCGATGATCGCCCACACTGGCGCACATGTCTGCCCCTTGTAAGTAATTCCATCAGGCATTTCGATGGTTTCATCCCACATGTCATCATGAGCAAAATCTATTGCTTCGATACACACTGGAACCATAGAAAGTGGAACGGGTGGGTAATGATTACCCTGTAAGTGATAACCTAGTGCTACCTCTAAATCTAATTCAGTTAAATCTAATGCTGTATTGTATCCCATTATTCTGCCACCTTTAGTATTGCGTAAGAGCCGTTAGCATTTATTTCATCAAGAATTGGTTGTAGGCGTGGTGCTACTAAATCTTTTAGCATAGACTCTAGCATAAAGATACGAGTGGTTTCATCAAGTGCCATAACCTGTTGAGTTACTGGATGATTGTCTGCAAACTCTGTTACAAACTTTAGATTGTGTTCTACTATCATTTTTTGCCTTTCGTTGTTGGTATAAGAGTATTATAGCCTATGCCACTGACAAATTGTGCAACACGCCCAAGCTTTATCTAATTTATTTTGTGATTAATCTCACAAATTCCAGGGGGTTGTGGATAACCCCCGTAACCCTGTGGATAACCCCGCAGTATTGCGGGCCTGCATAGCTATGCATCACTCTGTATATTTATTTTTATGTTTGATCTTTCGAAAATATTTTTTCTTATTACGAACAGGTTGCGCCGCATTACTGCGGCGCAATTCCTGAATTCGTTTTACTTTATCTCGAAGTGAATTTTGGGACATGATACCCACTCGCTTCGTGAAATCTATTTACATCAAATCGTTCATTATCTTTTGCGAACATTTCCGCAAAATCATTTACCATTTTAGAAAATAACGCTGGGTGTGCTTTATCGCTTGCGAACTTTAAAATTTCTGCTACTGCGACATAATCTTTTCGTGTCATCATTTAACTGATACCATTCCTGTTCTATAAAAAACTTTTGTATAGCATTTGCCTGTTGGCGTGTAAATATTTACAGTTGAGTATTCGTTAGCAAATCCCCAATCGGTGAATAAGAAAAAGTTTTCCCAAGCACCCAATTCGCTTTCGTATTCTGCTGACCAATGAGGAGCGTGTCCGTCATAAGCACAAGTTAATTTATACATTAGTCATTTTCTCCGTTCCAAAATAGTGAGCCATCATCTACGCAATCGCAAGGTTCGCAATCAAAATCATTATCATCACCAAAAAAGATTACTCCGTGTCCGTGGCAATCTTGGCAATCTATTGTTAATACTGAGTTAATCATTAGTGTTGTTCCTCGCAATCTTTGTCATAGTCAAATCCGCAAAAGTAGCAACCCATAAATTCTAGGTGTTCGATACAGTAATACTTAAATTGACTTTCATCACAACAAAAATGTTGCTCGTCTGCGATTTCATAGAAATCGGTTTTGTCGATTATGTTTAACATAGTTTTCCTTTCGTTTGTTTATTTAGTTATTGTATCAGTTAGCACTGACAAATTTTGTGAGGGTTCTTACTTACGACATTGGGCGAGGACTCCCTCTAAACTGCCCCTGTTTCGATTTTATTTAATCGGAAGTTTTTACGGCTAAATAGCGATAAGTATCTTTTAAATTTAGCGGTGCTGAGTAATGAGGTCTAACCTGAACCTTATAAGTTTCGCAATCCGCATACCATACGGAATTATCTTTTTCCGCTGAGATGATTTCACCCTTTAATGATTTTGAGTGATAGGTTTTTCCTACAAGTAGGCTTTCGATTGTATAGACATTTGCTGACATTTGAGTCCGCCTTTCGTTTGTTGATAGTAGCAATTATAGCCTATGGCACTGACATTTTCTAATTACTAGCCAGTAATTCCAAATAATGAGACGCTCAAGCCGTGTGATAAAAATCACAAAATCTCGGGCGTGTCGGAAAATTCCAGGGGGTTGTGGATAACCCCCGTAACCCTGTGGATAACCCCGCTCTTTTGCGGGCGCATCAACTTTTGTCAAGTCGACACGCCGTTACTTATTCGAAATCTTTAAAAATTTCTTCAAGCTTTAAGATTTGCTCATCTGTTAAATGATCAATTTGAATTGATTTTTCAAATCCAAAAAAATCTGTCATTCGCTCATCAACCTTTCTAAATCGTCTGCGTTATCTTTCATGTAATTATCTTGAAAATCTAAAAGTGCCTCATTGTAAGCAATCGGGTCACAATCTTTTAGAATTTGGGAGGGATAAAAAACAGCGTTACCCATTTCATAGACGGGATAACAATCATCAAGCATTTCATCAAATAATTGTTTAATCGCAAAAGTAATTTCGAAATCTAGCATTATGCGTTTTCCTTATCTTTTAGTATTCCTAGAATAATCTCTAATTGTTTAGTAGAAAGAAGTGCTTGAGCACAACCCCACTTAAAGGCTAAATCCATTTCGCCATAGTGTTTTTTAGCAAGGTCGGTTATTTCTTGCGTTACCTCAAAATTACTTTTCATTTAGTTAAACTCCAATCTGTCCAAAATGGTAAGCGGTCATAGTCATCATAGATGTAAAATCTATCTATGTTCATTTCGCAAGTTTCGCAAAATGTGTATTGGAAATCTCCGACATTAGAAATGGACTCCATGTGTGGAGTATGTGTATGTGTATTTGTTAGTGTAGTCATTTTGACCACCTTTCTTTTTCGTTATAGTGGAATTGTAGCATGGGGGTCTGACATTTCTCTACTTACTAGCCAGTAATTCCAAGATGTGAGACGCTCAGCCTATGTGATAAATATCACAAAAATTCTGGGGTTTTCCACAGATGCCCGTAACCCTGTGGATAACTCCCGCAAGATTGCGGGCCAGCTCGACATTGTCAAGCCGACACGCCGTTAGGCTAGTGTGACTCTTGCCACATCTCTCTCATCTCTGCTTTAAAGTCATGCCACACGATCCTCGCCATGTATAGGGCGGGGAGGGCAAGGGATAACTGCACTAGTGTAGTAAGTAGTCTATTCATTACGCATTAACCTTATCTCTTAGTGATTGCATAGCGCTATCTATTTGATTATACGCATTAGCGCATGAGTAGCAATAGGTTTCGGTAATGATACCGCCTAATAGCATGGCATCTATTCCGCTATAAACTAAATCGGTATTGTTGCAGTTAATTACTTTACATTCTTTCATTATGCGGTCACCTTTATGTCCATTACATTAGCGGTAAACTTTTTACCCTTGCCTAGTTCGCTATCATTAAGCGCATTTATTAGATTGTCGATTGCTTTTACATCTGTTGCGACATTGTCAATAGAGATTAGTTTAGAGCCTTGCCAAATTGAGTAAGTGATAGTCATTATTAGTTCTCCCATGTTAGTTCGTATAGTTTTGCTAGTGCCTCATCATCTGAGTCATCAAATTCATCTAGTGGAGGTTGTTCCTCATCTACCTCATCAAGGTATGCGTATGCGTCTGCGACATCTGATTGGATAGTGTCCCACTTAGACACGCTGTTAGTTTCGTATGAGTATGCGTATGACATTATTTATTCATCTCCTCTGAGATAGCCTTAGACTTAGTTAGTGCCTCTAGGGCGATTGCTAGGGAGGCAAGGCGTTGAGCCTCTACCATTTGCTTGTATTCATCTAGTGTCATTTATTCTGACCTTTCGTTGTTGTTATGTTGTAAGTGTAGCATGGGGGTCTGACAAATTGGGGAGGTTAGCCTATCGTGTCGGTGTGATACTAGTCACACTCTCCACAAGGGCATTGAGGAAACTCTCGCTCTTGCTTGATACGATTAGCAAGAGTCATGACCTTGTTATAGGTCTCGGCACTAGCACCACGGAAGGAAACTAGTTCGCCATTGGCAACCATTTCAGCACCTAAGCGAATTCGTTGCTCTAGGTCAAGATGACCAAAGCGAGAGTGTTTAATTGTATTTTTATCTAGTGTAGTCATTTGAGACCACCTTTCTTTAATTTGTTTTTCTTTATACCTTAAGCATAACATGGGGGTCTGACAAATTGCAACTTATAAATGCGTACAATTCGGACATTGTGAGGTAAGTCACAAAAAAATCGTGTGAGATAGGTCACAAATGACCATTCATTATGGGCGCACTATCCGAAATGTCCGTTTTGCCCAAATCGTGTATCATACATGTAAAAAATATATTAACATTTTCTTAAATCTGAAAAAGCAGTTGACTAGAATATATGGCGGTGTATAATAAGAGCATGGAACCATATGCATCTATAGTTAAAAATCAGATTGATCAAATTCTAGAAAAAGAACCTAATGCGGTTCTAATTGAAGATAACATAGTTGTATTAAAAAACTGGCTATCAGATGATCTTTGCGACAAACTAGTAAGCCATGTAGAATCATTTGGAGAAGATATCTGGTGGGACAGAAATAAAAGAGAATGGTGGCATGGCAAGTTCTTTTTTATAGAAGATCCAGAACTTGATGAAGAGCTAAAACATATGCGTATAAGGCTACAGGAGCTCTTTAGACAGGAGCTTTGGGTCGAAAGCATGAACTCTGTTCATAGAATGACCAAGGGGCAGTCTATGTTCTTACATGCTGATAATTTGTCGGAATCACTAGGTATGGATAATAAATGCGTATTTGGTGTAACACACTATCTAAGCAATTTTGACGGTGGTGAAATATCCTATCCAAATGTTAAGTTTATGTATAAACCTGAAAAGGGAGATTTGCTGCTACATCCTGGATTTGAAAAATATGCACACTATACAGAAGAAGTAAAAGGTGATAGGGTTAGATATATTGTAGCTGGATTTGCTTCACTTCCAGAAGCGCAAGCATTAAGAGAAAATGACCAGCTATATGAGGGTATTAATGCAATTAAAATGTCTAGTGCTATAACTGGAGAATATGGCGAAAATGATTTGCCAAAGAATTTCTACACTTTGCCATTTGAACATTCGGAAAAAAAATAAATTTAAGTATTGACTTCAATAAAAGTTAAATGCTACACTTAGTTTGCTTTGTGGGGGCTTACCCTGAAACTCAATATGTACCAGATATAATCTGTGGGTATTTCAGGACTGCTTCTCTATCTTTCCAAAAAGTTAAAATTTGGGGGGTAGGGGGGCTTTCCTAAAATCTAATATCCCCAGATAAATCATTAAAAAACATAAAGAAAATACATAAGAAAAGGCGGGATAGAAAGATGAAGAATCTTATTGCAGTAGCCATAATAACTGTCATTACTTTTATCCTTGGCATACTCATACAGATAATAGGCTAATATAAGGGCCTATAGCTTAATCTGGTTAAAGCAATTGTCTTATATGCAATCGACTTTGGGTTCAAATCCCAATAGGCCTACTTGGTTTCTCATTTAATAAGGAGTATAATACTTATATGCTAGCTTATGATGTCCCTCTTTCCGCCCTCCTTTTTGTGATATGGGCTGGGTTACCAGCAGAATACACAGATCAGCCTACTGAGGAAGAAATCCTGGCATATATCCAGATGTTGAAGAATATCATAGATAATGAAAATAATGGTCTCTAATTTTCGGCTCACTTTTCGCCGCACTTTCTGAAATCAATAAGGAGATATGTTATGTCTATAGAAGTTGAAATATACAACGATAAAATTTTTTATTTTAAAAATGCAATACCTAATTCTAAAGAAATTCTAAAGTATATAGAATCTACGTCAAATGATATTATTACCGATTGGCTACCATGGGGAAATAAATATGCGTTTTCATTAGAGCAAAAAAAAGATTGGGAAGAATTAGGAATTACTCCAGAAGACTTTGGGTTAGCTAAATGTATATATGACCCAAACTGGTTTGACCCACATAAAAAAGATACTGAAAGTCATTGGGTATTTGAATCTATTAATAAAGCTGTTATAGATTGCTCAGATAAGTATGCAAATTATTTAGGGATAGACACTACCTTGAATCCTAGAATCCCATCGCCTGGGTATGTTATTGGTAAATACAACTCTATGCAATCTAGAGGACTGCACACAGACTGCCCCTATGATGACCTAGAGCACTCCTTTGTCATATATTACAATGATGATTATTCTGATGGATATTTATATTTTCCAAACTATAATTTACAAATAAAACCAGAATCTGGAAGCATCATCATGTTTAAATCTTCGGATCTAGATAATGAACATGAAGCTGTTCCTAATATAGGTTTTAAGTACATAACCCCACATTTTTGGAGAATGGGTCCATCACAAGGGTTTGTACCTTGGGGATTCAAAGATGTTAAATTACCAGAAGACATAACTAATGATTTTTATAACTTAGAAACAGTAGAAAGAAATAAAAAACGGATATTTGGTGAATGATGGATAAAGTATACTTAGATGAAAACATATTTTATATAGAAGATTTTATATCTAAAGAAGATATTGCCAAAATTCAAAAATCTATAAAGTCTAATTCTTACATTGAAGATTATGGACATTTAGCTCACACATCTTTAATTTTAACAGAAAAAAGTTTAGTTGAAACTTGGAATTTTTATTTATCTAAATTAGAGGATATTTTTAATAACTCAACCGAATGGTTAGTACGTCCATATACAGACTTTATCTCATTAATTAAATATAGAAATATTGATTTTTTATCAAAAGACACTCCTATAGAGTTTTTAAACTCGGAATATATAATGCCACCGCATGCAGATGACGTTTCATACGATCTATCTGAAAAAGATTTAAATGAAAGAAAGTCTTTTGTATCAAAAGGTTTAGTTATATTTATTAATGATGATTTTGATGACGGTGAAATTGTTTATGTTAATAAAGGCATATCTGTAAAGCCAAAATCTGGAACTCTAATTTGTCACCCTGGCACAAAAGAATACTCCCATGCAGTAAATAGATTTTATAATGGAGATAGAGTCATAGCGTCAATGTTTGTTCACAAAAAAATTTAATTATATAGATAAAAATAAAACCCCAATCAGAGGCGGATCCGATTGGGGTTTAGCACTTACGTGCATACGTAAGGAGTATTATCTCAACTTACGTAATTTTATTTTTTTCTTCTTATGCTAAAAAATCTAATAAAAAGATTTTCTATTCTACATTCAAAACATTTACAAAGTGACAAAACCTGGTTATCCATTCTAAAGTATGGAGTTTTCATGACTTGGCTAAAATGTTTAGGTGACATAAACTAATTATATCACTTTTATAATTATTGCTGAGCTAGTATATCATTTTCATCAAGCTTATTGTATATTTCAGACATAAAATAAACCATAGCTGGACGTGCTTCATTTGTTTTTGATTCTACTTCTTCTTCAGTCATTCCAGACATCAAAGCCATTTTTGTATTTATAGTCTCATATACTGCAACCATAAGCTCTACTACTGATTCTTTATCCTTATTCATTCTTTTCATCTTCCGCTCTAAATGCTGGGGAAGGTCCCAGCAAAAATCCATCTTCATGATATTTTACCATTTTTTCAATCTCATTACTACCCCCATTTAATTTAGCTATTAGGCATAATACATCATATATCCTATGGAGCATTATGTAGTTAACCATAGGGAGATTGTCTTCTAAATTATTACTCGGATTTTCCATCTTTTACTTTCATATCTTCAAGCAATTCATCTATAGTTGTTAAGCCTCTAGATTTAGCTTCTTCAGCATATTCTTTAACTACAATAAGTGCTTTTTCTGCAAGAAGCAAACCAGGCATATGCATACATGGTATATTCCTTGCTACCTTAGCTCTTAAAGCCTCATCAAATTCGTTATTTAGCGGCATTACTTACACTCTCCAGCATTTTTGAATAAACAGCACTTCCAATATAATTTTTATATTGGCAAGAAATACAGTATACAAATATTTTTTCTTTTTCGTCTTGATTAGAAAAGAGAAGACCTTGGTCTAATGGACAAACCATCTCTGACACAAGGCCTTCCCTTGACAGAGCTAAATACTTAGACACTACTTGTATCTTAATATTAACCCCTTACTCTTTTTTAGATGGAAACTTGTCTAACCACTCTTTTGTTCGAGGAGTTAAACCTTTCCATGACGACCAATCTTGACCGCCATTGGTCATATAATACGTTATCTCTGCGTTGATTGCTGGATCGAATAACGAGTAGTTACTATCCAGTTTGAATTTTTCTTTACGATCATCACCTAGGTTTCCCAACATGTTGATCTGAAAAATTCCATAGGAACTGTCTCCAGTTTTCCTGTTGCCGTTATAAGCCATTGGGCGTCCATTAGACTCCTTTTTAGCTACAGCCCACGCCATTTTAAGGGCGCTACCCTCAAAGCCTACAGCCTTGAGAAGTTCAACCAATTCTTTGTCTGTTAAAGACTCTGATGGTTTCCACACAGTATTGCTGAATTGCTCCAGCTTTTCCTTGTTAAGTTGTGCTTCGGTTTTTACTTCTGGTTTTACAACCAGTGCAGATGCTGATTGAATTATTTCTGGTTGACCAGTAAATAAAAACAGTACAGCTACTGCTATTGCAACATAGTGATGTAAAACATCGCTAAGTTTTTGTTTTATATTCTCCATAGGCATTTCCTCCAATAGAGATAACGAACTATAAGAATACCATTAAACTTTACAATATGTCAACCTAAAAATATGATTTTATTTATTCTAGTTAACTAATAATAGTGATTGTTTTAAAATTATTTTTTACCCTTCCTTTCTATAAAGAACTTTGGTAGAATAGGACTCTTACTAAATTTTATGTGCCATATGGCGGAAAAGAGACAAAATGACAAAAATAAAAAACTTTAATCAATCCTCAGACTACTTTGAGGAAAAGCCAATGGTAATGCTTCAGCCAAATTCTGATAGTGCATTGATAAATAACCCATATGAAAACTTTATAGCTATTTCTAGATATGCAAGATGGATACCAGATCTTAATAGAAGAGAAACATGGAAAGAAACTGTAGATAGATACTTTGACTTTATGCTTAATAACTTGAAAGAAAATTTTAACTATACTCCAGATGATATATTGCTTTCTAATCTTAAGGATGCTGTATATAAGAGAAATGTAATGCCTTCTATGAGAGCTGTCATGACTTCTGGTCCCGCCTTAGAAAGAGATAATGTTGCTGGCTATAACTGTTCTTATTTGCCAGTAGATCACCCAAGAGCATTTGACGAAACCATGTATATCTTGATGTGTGGTTCTGGAGTTGGTTTCTCGGTAGAATATAAATATATTAATAAGCTCCCGTCTATTCCACAATCTTTAGAAAAAGTCTCTGATGTTATTGTTGTAGAAGATTCTAAAACTGGATGGGCAACAGCATATAAGCTACTATTGAAGAATTTGTGGGATGGAAAGATTCCATCTTTTGATGTTACAAAAGTTAGACCAGCAGGAGCCAGACTTAAAACTATGGGTGGAAGATCTTCTGGACCTCAACCGCTAGTTAACCTTTTTGATTTTACAATTGCAAAATTTAAGACTGCAGCTGGAAGACAGCTTAAGCCAATTGAAGCCCATGACATAATGTGTAAGATTGGCGAGGTTGTTGTTGTTGGAGGAGTTCGTAGATCAGCTATGATCTCCTTGTCTAATATCAATGACATAGAGATGGCGCAAGCAAAGTCTGGAAACTGGTGGGAAAACAATCCTCAACGTGCTCTTTCAAACAACTCAGTAGCGTATTCTAGAAAACCAGACATGGAGCAGTTTATATCTGAATGGAAGTCTTTGTATGATTCAAAGTCTGGAGAAAGAGGAATCTATAACGTTGCTGCAGCACAAAAACAAGCTGCATTAAGTGGAAGAGATCCAGAAATACATTATGGCACTAACCCATGCTCAGAAATCATATTGAGACCTAATCAGTTCTGTAATTTGTCAGAAGTTGTTATTCGTGAAGATGATAATGAAGAGTCAGTTTCTTTAAAAGTTGAGCTTGCTTCAGTTCTTGGAACATGGCAATCAACATTGACAAACTTTAAGTACATCAGAGAGGTTTGGAAAAAGAATACAGAAGAAGAAAGACTTCTTGGTGTATCTCTAACTGGACAGTTTGGAAATTCTTATTTTTCTGGTAAGTATCAGGCACACAAGCCAGAAGGCTACACATGCAGATATAGCTGTGAAGGAAATTGCAAAAATAAAGATCATATTAAAGAAGATGATCACCTACGTCTTGAGCATGCTCTACAAAGACTTAAGGTCAGAGCCAAAGAAGCAAATGTTAAGGAAGCGTCAAATATAGGAATTAACCCATCAGCTTCAGTTACATGTGTAAAGCCTTCTGGAACAGTTTCTCAACTTACTGGAGTTTCTTCTGGCATGCACCCTTGGCATTCTGAGTATTACATTAGAACTGTTCGTGGGTCTAAGGGAGATCCTATTTCAATTTTTCTTAAAGAGATTGGAATTCCAGTAGAAGACGATGTAATGAAGCCTAACGAAACTTATGTTTTTTCTTTCCCAGTAAAAGCACCAAATGGAGCAACATTAAGAAAAGATCTCACTGCCATAGAGCACCTAGAGCTTTGGATGATTTATCAGAAGGCTTGGTGTGACCATAAGCCATCTATTACAGTTTCTGTTAAAGATGATGAATGGATGGAGGTTGGTGCTTGGGTTTACAAAAACTTTGATGATCTTTCTGGAATCTCTTTCCTTCCATATTCTGATCATTCTTACAAGCAAGCTCCATATCAAGAAGTTGGTAAGGAAGAGTATGACGAGCTGGTGTCAAGAATGCCTAAAAGCATTAGATGGGAAGATTTATCTTTTTATGAAACAGAAGATGGTACCTCTATAAATGCTACACTTGCCTGTAGCTCTGATGGTAATTGTGAATTGGTAGATATTAGCGCATAGTGGTACAATTATATAATTGGGCTTAGGCTCAAAATTCCTGGGCACACCGCCTAGAAATAAGGAGGATCAAAATGGCAAAAGCTAAAGAAGATCTTAATGGAGATGGAAAGGTTACAATGCAAGAGAAGATTCTAGCAGCACTAGCAAGTTATGGACGTCATTTTCTAGGAGCGGCAATCGCCCTATATATGACAGGCAACACCAGCCCAAGAGACCTACTACTTGGCGGATTCGCTGCCACAGCACCCGTAATTTTGAAAGCACTAAACCCTAATGAACCATCATTTGGGTTTACCAACAAGTAAACAAAAAATAGTCGATTAGAAATACTCCTGTGCTAAAATTAGTACAGGAGTATTCCTATTTAGGAGACTATGGCAAATGGCAGGACAAAAGAATTTCGAAGTAGATCAAAATGCAACATTTAGTTTTATAGTAGAATATAAAGACGAAAATGACGATGCGATTGATCTTACTGGTGCATCTGCAAAGATGCAGGTGCGTGATACAAAAGGCGGCAGCAAGTTAGCTGTTACATTAACATCACCATCTGGCGGAATTACAATTGATGGACCTAATGGTAAATTAACTGTAAAAATGACACCAACACAAACAAGCAAAATCTTTTATCCTAAATCATCTTATGATGTTATGGTTGTAGATTCTAATGGGAATAAGATAAAGCTCCTTGAAGGGTTTATGACCCTAAATAGATCGGTAACTATTTAATGACTGAATCCGTAGTTGTTCGAGAGCAAATAAATAAAGTAGTAATTTCTTCTCCAGGTCCACAAGGACCAAGAGGAAGAACCATTCTAAATGGAAATGGAGACCCAGCAGCAAATTTGGGTCTTACTGGAGATTTTTACTTTGATATGCTTTCAGCTGCATTTCACGGACCAAAGCTTTCTGATTTAAATTGGTCAGGAGCAAGCAAAATATTTTTAACAAATAATACACTAGCGTATCCTTGGGAATTAACCCAAGTTACTGGTCCTTTATCTGGAGTGTATTCTGTTGTTATTAATCATGGACTAGGATATCAACCAAACGTAACAGTTAAGTCTAGTGCAGGGGATATTTTGGAAACTGGAATAGACTACAATAGTACTAATCAAATAACACTGACTATGGCTCAACCATTTTCAGGGACAGCATACCTGTCATAAGGAGATAGCAAATGGCAAGAAAATTTTTAGTTAGCGTTGATCTCAACAAGAATGAGTTGCTCAATGCTAGAATCCAAAACTTAGGCTCAGCGCCTTCAAATCCAGTATCTGGTCAAATATACTACAATACTGGCACAAATATTCTTTACTTCTACAATGGAACAGAGTGGACACCCGCATCTGGTTCTACAGAAGTAATTCAAGACATTATTGGTTCGTCCGTATTAGCAGGAACAGCTTTAACCGCAACATACGACGATACCGCAGGCACAACAACATTAAAACTTAATGATACAGCAGTAACTGCTGGATCTTATGGGTCAGCAACAGCAATTCCGACATTTACAGTTGACTCCCAAGGTCGTTTGACTGCAGCAGGAACAGTAAACGTAGCAACCAATCTTTCAGTTGCTGGAGACACTGGAACAGACACAGTTGACCTTCTTACAGACACACTCACAGTTGCTGGCGGAGAAGGAATTGATGTAGCCGTAACGAATAACACAATTACAGTATCTGCAGAAGATGCAACATACACAAATAAAGGTGTTGCTTCATTTAGCTCAACAGACTTTACAGTCACAGCAGGAGCAGTATCTCTTAATAAAGATCCAGTAATTACACTTTCAGGAGATGTAACTGGTTCTGCAACAATGACCAATTTGGGTGATGTAACAATATCAACAACAATTGAGCCAAACTCAGTTGTTCTTGGAACAGACACAACTGGAAGTTACATTTCAACAATTGCTGGAACATCTGGAGAAATTACAGTTTCAGGATCTGGATCAGAATCAGCAGCAGTAACTATTGGATTGCCAGATGATGTAACAGTTACTGGTAACTTAACCATTGGTGGAAACCTTGATGTTCAAGGATCTATTAACTCTATAAGCACAACAGAAGTTAATATTGTTGATAATAAAGTTGTTCTTAATACAAATGTTACTGGAGCCCCATCAGCAGATGCTGGTCTTAAGGTAAACCGTGGAACCTCTGCAGATGTAGAAGTTTTATGGAATGAGGCGGCAGACCAATGGACATTAACAAATGACGGTACAAATTATCATGAGATAACAAGAAAGTATAAGACAACTCTCAATACATCAGCAACATCTTATACAGTAACTCACAATTTAGCAACAAAAGATGTTGTAGTTTCTATATATGAAGTTGCAGCACCATATGCAGAGATTCTTACAGATATTGAGCATACATCAGACTCAGCAGTAACTATTAAGTTTGCAGTTGCACCAGCATCTGGAGAATATAGAGTAGTTGTAATAGGCTAAGTCAAAAATGAAACTTAAGTCTTCGTTAAACCTTCTAACGCTTGCAGAGAATCCATCTGCAGCTTTAGAAGGTGACGTATACTTTAACATTTTAACAAAAAATATTAGAATATACAATGGAGCAGTTTGGGTAGACATTACTCCTAAAAGCGATGACCCTACTCCATTTTATATGCACACTCACGCATATGATGGTTCAGTACATACAGTTAATACACAAAATCCTATTAATTTTAAAAATACTAATACAGCACAAAGCGTTTTAGAGACTACCCCGCTTGTTTTAGGATTTGACGGTGGTGGACCAGGTGATGAAGTAGATTTTCCTAGGTTTGAAAATCTATCATTACTTTCAGGAGGAGCACCAGATTCTTTATACTATCCCGAATCTGATAGTATTGTAATTAATGGTGGGGACTCTTCTGATCAATATTCACCAGTAATAAATGGAGGGGATTCAAGTGGCAACTAGAATTCAATTAAGAAGAGATGTAGAAGATGATTGGTTTAGAGATAACCCAATATTAAGATCTGGAGAAATTGGAATATCTTTAGATTTAAATACATTTAAAATTGGAGACGGACAAACTCCTTGGAGAGATCTTGATTACGCCTTGGCTGGCACAATTGATGAATATATTCCGTTAAATCAAAAATCAGTTCCTGGTGGAGTTGCAGCACTAGATTCTGCTGGCAAAGTACCAGATTCTCAAATTCCAGCAGGAATTGCAAGAGATTCAGAAGTATCTTTAGCAATTTCTACAGAGGTTGAAAATAGAAATTCAGCTATTACAAATGCTATATCAAACCTTATAGATACAGCACCTGATGCATTAAATACTTTAAATGAAATTGCCGCTGCAATTAATGATGATGCTTCATACGCTGCAACTATAACAACAGCACTAGGAACAAAAGCTAATTTATCTGATGTTACAGCAGCAACTGCAGCAGCAGCAGCAGATGCTACAACAAAGGCTAACGCAGCGCAAGCAGCCGCCGCATCAGATGCTACATCTAAAGCTAGCGCAGCGCAAGCCGCAGCAACTGCTGCAGCCGCATCAGATGCTACATCTAAAGCTAGCGCAGCTCAAGCAGCAGCTATCTCAGCAGCAGAAACAGATGCTACAACAAAAGCCAACGCAGCTCAAGCAGCAGCTATCTCAGCAGCAGCAACAGATGCTACAACAAAATCCAGCGCAGCTCAAGCAGCAGCAATATCTGCAGCAGCAACAGATGCTACAACAAAGGCTAACGCAGCACAAGCAGCAGCAATAACTGCAGCAGGAACAGACGCTACAACTAAGGTAGAAGCAGAAGCAGCACTAAGAGTATCAGGAGATGCAGCTTCAGTATCTACAGCAGCAGCAGATGCTACAACAAAGGCCAACGCCGCTCAAGCAGCAGCTATCTCAGCAGCAGCAGCAGATGCTACAACAAAGGCTAACGCCGCTCAAGCAGCAGCAAGCTCTGCGGCAGACACAAAGGTATCATCTGCAATAGCAGCACTTACAAAATCTTCAGTTGGGCTTGCAAATGTTGATAATACAGCAGATGCTTCAAAGCCAGTGTCTGCAGCACAAGCTACTGCAATCGCAACTGCTAAGTCAGAAGCAATTGCAGATGCAACAGCTCAGGTAAATGCAGTAATCGCATCAGCGCCAGCAGCACTTAATACTCTAGACGAGCTTGCAGCAGCACTTGGAGACGACGCAAGTTTTGCCGCTACAGTAACAGCTAATCTTTCATCTAAAGCCCCAATTGCCTCACCAACATTTACTGGTACAGTATCAGGAATTACAAAGACTATGGTTGGGCTTGGTAATGTTGACAATACTTCTGATACCAACAAACCAATTTCTTCATTAACTCAAACTGCTTTAAATGCAAAATCTGATAACTTAATATCTACAGCTGGAACAACAAGTACAAGCTATTCAATAACATCTTCTGATCTTTATAAAAGAATAGAGTTTAATTCGGCATCACCAATTACGGTTACTATACCAGCAGATATTACTTTAAACCTACCAATTGGCTCTAGTATTGAATTGCTTCAAGCAAATACTGGAAAGATAACTGTTCAGGGAGAGAGTGTATCTGTTTTAATTTATGGACCAGACAATCAATTTAAATCCAGAGTACAGTGGTCATCAATATTTATTGAAAAAAGAGCAGCAAACAGCTGGTTGGTAACTGGCGATACGGAAGCCTAATGAGAAGTGCTAAAAAGAAAAGGGTTGTTAACTCTAAGCTTAAAGCATATCAGCAGTTTTTAGATAGTTTTGGCGGTGTAACATTAAAAGCTGGATGGAAGTCTTACAGGGGATCCTGGGTTCTAGGTACTGGAGTTGCTATAAGTAGCTCAGACCCATCTACATATGCAATATCTGGAGTTAAGCTTTCGCTTCCAAATCTTACTGCATCTGCTGGAGTTACTGGTGGAACGGGATTAACATATTGGGTATCAGATGCTAATAGCTGGGTTGCTTCTGTTTCTTACAATACTACATCTACAAGCTATCCATGCAATACTGGTTTAGTAACTAATGGAAGTAATCCACCATCTGCAAATTGTTGTGGAGGCGTTTCAACAATAGCTGGATCTGCTCCATATCAGTATGCAGCACAATTAAACCCTGCTTATTCTTTTTCATATTCAGCGGAATTAAATCCTGCTTATTCATTTTCATATTCAGCGCAATTAAATCCCGCTTATTCATTTTCATATTCAGCGCAACTTAGCCCTTCTTATTCTTTTTCTTACGGTGCTGCATACCAGAATCCTTCTTCATCTAGCTACGCAGCATACAATCAGCCAGCATCAAGTTTTACATATAGCGCAAGCAGTTCTTACACAGCCGAAACAAGGTGTTGTGGAGTTTTTAATATTTCTAAGGATTTTTATCAAAGAACAAATGGAATACCTTTATGTTCTCAATGCAGCGGGCCATGTGAAGAAACATATTCTTTTAGCCAATGTTGTCCTTCAGGTACAACAAAATCAGGTGCAACATGTTATTACCCAGCCTCAGTTACACTGTCTTGCCCTTCTGGAGGAACCTTGTCTGGAAGTACTTGTACTGTAAGTACGCCAGCATCAACCACCTGTCCTTCAGGAGGAACTTTATCTGGAAATAATTGCATAGTTGATGTGCCTGGATACTACTATTGCCCTTCAGGTGGAAACCTAAGTGGGTCTACTTGCACTGTTTCTGTAGCTGCTAGCTACAGCTGCCCTTCAGGCGGTAGCCTAAGTGGGTCTACTTGCACTGTTTCTGTACCTGCTAGCTACAGCTGCCCTTCAGGTGGTAGCCTAAGTGGGTCTACTTGCACTGTTTCTGTACCTGCTAGCTACAGCTGCCCTTCAGGTGGCTCTTTGTCTGGCACAACATGCTATGTTGGCCCTGGACCAACTCAGTACAGCTGTTACACTCAAACAACAACGCAAACAAATTATAATTATTATTTAAATGTAATAAAATCAATCGGAGGAGTAGTAAGCTCAGTCGGTACAGATGTTGCATTGCCTTCACAGCCACTAGCAATAAAAGTTATTATTTCAGGAACAAATGTAAGATCTATTGCATATTCTACAATAGGAATGACTAATTCTATAGGAGAAAGATCAGACACAATTACTTCACCGAATAGGACAGGCGTGGTTGGAATAATAAAATCTCCGTCTCCATATAATCAAGGCTCGACAGTTTCTAACTTTTCTGCTACAATATAAATATAAACAGAAAGAGATAATAATGAAAAATCCATACATGAGGGGTGCCAGACCCTGGGATCTTTTTAATAAAGAGCTTGGAAGGGTAGATGAAGATTTAGCCCAAGAGCGACTTGAGATATGTAAAGTTTGTCCAGAGCTTATTAAAGCAACATCTCAGTGTAAAAAGTGTGGATGTATCATGAATCTAAAAACAAAATTACCAAACGCCAGTTGCCCCCTAGGTAAGTGGTCTGCAGTTAATCCAGATGAAAATGAGGAAATTATATAATGGAAAATCCACCAATTAAAGTTGCTTTTGTTATTGATGGCAAAGTTGTAGACGTTTTACACACAGATGAAAGACTCGCTTCAATATTTTTGAGTGACCCAGTAGTTATAGATGTAACTGAAATTTATGCCAACGGAGGAGTTGGTATTAATATGACAAACTGGGATTGGGATGGAGAGAATTTTTCATACCCAGCATCATCATCAATTGGCTCACCAACAGAAGAAGAGCTCTTAGCAGAAGATTTAGCAATAGAAGAAGCAGACAAGCAACTTTAATTATTTAGAAGGGTCGGATATGAAGAAAAAAATTCTTAAGTTTGCTATGTACGATGAAGTCTTTAGTCCGATAGTTCCAATAAAATCTTTAGTTCCTGACTGGTATAAGTCTATAGATAAGTTTAAAGATGGAGCAAAGCAGTATAGCCTTAACCCACCAAATGTAACGGTAAAAGTTTGTGGTCCATATATGGATTCAATGCTTACTGGTTATGCTTTAACTGCACCTATAGATTTTTTAGTTGAAATAGAAGATGGAAAGCCAAAGATTAGACATAGGCTAGATGGACGTTTTTTTGGAGAAAGATCTGCAAACCAAGAAGTTCCAGCTCCTCCAGGATTTTATAGTCAGCAGTTTGCTTGGGAGTCAAAAGTTGCAATCAGCATACCAGAAGGTTATAGTTTTTTGTTTACCCATCCTTTAAATAGGGTTGACCTTCCATTCTATACCCTTTCTGGAATAGTAGATGGGCCGTATGACATGCAGCCAGGAAACTTCCCATTCTACATAAGAAAAGGATTCTCTGGGGTAATTGAGGCTGGCACACCAATAGCTCAAATTATACCAATTAAAAGAGAGCCCTGGAAAGCTATTTCAGATTTAGATATCATTAAGGATGCAGAAAGAAACCATAAGCTTTCCAATAAGTCTATGATTGGCTGGTACAAGCAGAATATATGGCAAAGAAAGAGCTACGAGTAATACAAGCTTTTATAAGCCCCTTCTTAAAAATAAAAAATATTTAAATTATAATTTTTTATAATGTATAATTAAACCATAAGCAACACTGCCTGGAGGCAAAATGGCAACAAGTTACCCAACATCAAAAGACAATTTTACTAATCCTGCCGCAACTGAATCAATGGAAGGCCATGCAACGTTGCACGGCAACGTCAATGATGCAATTGAGGCAATTGAAAACAAGCTTGGCGTAAACGGATCAACAGATGTAAACTCGATAGACTACAAGGTTTCTCAGCTAGAAACAAGCTTAGCTACTCTTGATGCAGAAAACGCTTCAGAACTTTTGGGGCTAGATGGAAACAACGATCTAACTATAGACGGAATAGAAAACAAAACAGCTATAGATTCATTCTCAAAGACGGTATATAAGACAGTTAGATACTCCCTGCAGATTGATAAGTCTGTTGGAAACTTAACACACACTTCAACTATTGTACTGCTTAACGATGGAACCAATGTTTACATTTCAGAATCAGACATAGTGTCAAACACAGATTTATCTTTAGCTACAGTTACTTTTGAAGAAAATAGCGGTATAATAAGTTTGTGCGTAACTCCTGTTTCAGGATCAGTAAAAGTAAGATATTTTAGAACAGCATTAAAAGCATAAAAAAGCAGTAAAAGGGAGTCATATCAATGGCAACAGTAAATAAAAACTTTAGAATTAAAAATGGGCTTATCGTTGAGGGTGGCACAGCTACCGTTAACGGTTTTGGTGTATTAACCAAGGCCCAAGCAGACCAAGACTACATTGTTGGTATTATTGGTGGTACAGCAACTTCAGCCAATACAGCAAATACAGTAGTAAAACGCGATGCCAATGGCAATTTTGCCGCAGGAACAATTACTGCTACATTTGTTGGTAACCTTACTGGTGATGTAACAGGTACAGTTTCAAGTCTTTCAAATCATGACACAGCAGACCTTGCAGAAAATCCAGCAAACAAATATTTTACAGATGCTCGTGCATTGTCAGCAACAGCCGCAGCATACGATGCAGCAGGCTCAGCAGCAGCAGCACAGTCAGCAGCAATTACTGCAGCAGCAACAGATGCTACAACTAAGGTAGCAGCAGAAGCAGCACTTAGAGTATCAGGCGACGCAGCTTCAGTATCAACTGCAGCAGCAGATGCAACATCTAAGGCTAACGCAGCTCAAGCAGCAGCAGAAGCAACCGCAGCAGCAGATGCAACATCTAAGGCTAACGCAGCTCAAGCAGCAGCTATCTCAGCAGCAGCAGCAGATGCTACTACAAAAGCCAACGCAGCACAGTCTGCAGCAGCAACAGATGCTACTACAAAAGCCAACGCCGCTCAAGCAGCAGCCGAAGCAACAGCAGCAGCAGCGCTTTCATCTGCAATCTCAACAGAGGTTTCAAACCGTAACTCAGCAATTTCAACTGCAGTAGATTCATTAGTGGATGGCGCACCATCACTTCTTAACACATTAAATGAATTAGCAGCAGCAATCAATGATGATGCTAATTACACAACAACTATAACAACAGCCCTTGGAACAAAGGCTAACTCAGCTCAAGTAACAACAGATATCGCGGCAGCAGTTTCAACAGCCGCATCAGATGCTACTACAAAAGCTAACGCAGCTCAAGCAGCAGCAGAAGCAACCGCAGCAGCAGATGCAACATCTAAGGCTAACGCAGCTCAAGCAGCAGCAGAAGCAACAGCAGCAGCAGCGCTTTCAACACACAGCGCAGATACAACAAACATTCACGGAATTGCAGATACTTCACTTCTAGCAACTACAGCAAATGTAGCAACAGCAGTCTCAACAGCCGCATCAGATGCTACTACAAAAGCTAACGCAGCTCAAGCAGCAGCAGAAGCAACAGCAGCAGCAGCTAATGCAGCTCAGCAAAATGGAACTACATCATTTACAGCAATTAATTACAATGATGTTGCTAAGCAGGTTGCAGCAACAACTGGAAATATTGCGGTGGCAGCAGAAACAACAGCTATCTCATGGGTAGCAGCAGACTACAGAAGCGCTAAGTTTGTAGTAAAAGTAAAAAATGGTGTACATACTCAGGTTTCAGACCTAGTAGTAACCCTTGATACTGCAAATAACGTAGCAGTTTCTGAATATGGAATTACATATTCAAACGGAACAGAATTGGCTGCAGTTTCAGCAGATTATTCTGGATCAGATGTAAGAATTAGAGTAACACCAGCAAACGCTAACACAGAAGTTGTGGTTGTTGGAACGCTAATTAAATAATTAAATAAAGGTTTTGGGGGATTCCTTAAAAATCCCCCACAAAAACAATTAGGGGATATGTGAACTTAAATGGCAACAGTAGATAAAAATTTTAAAGTAAAAAATGGACTCAATGTAGCAGGCACTGCCACATTTGGGTCTAACGTCGTTTTAGGCGAAACACCCCTTAGATTTGATACAGCAACAAGCAAGCTACAAATACAGCTAAATGGAACATGGGTTCCAATAGCTTTCAATTCAGATATTCCAGATACAAGTACAACAATTAGTTTTATGGATATTGGATTAGCCATTGATTATAATGGTCAGCCAATATATACAGTACAGGCAAATGGAGTTACTCCTGAAGCAACAAGCAAGTTTGTAGATGGCGGATCGCCATCATCTACAGATGCCGATGTTTCTATGGTTTTTGACTCTGGATCTATATCTTAAAGCAATAAATGATACAATAAGCAGTATAAATAAAATATATAAGGGGTAACAAAATGGCAACAGTAAGATTACAGTTAAGAAGAGGTACAGAAGCTCAATGGGTGGCAGCAAACCCAACCCTAGCAGCTGGAGAAATTGGTATTGAAACAGATACTAATACATTTAAATTTGGAGATGGAAGCACTGCTTGGAACTCACTAAGTTATGCTCTCTCACAAACAGTAGACGATTATATTCTTCTAAGCACTAAGGGGGTTGCCAATGGAGTTGCTTCATTAGACTCATCAGGATTTATCCCATCATCTCAACTTCCACCGCTTGCTAAAGTAACCGTAAGCGCTGTTGCAAACCAAGCAGCAAGACTAGCATTGACAGCAGAAGCTGGAGATATTGCTATTCAGTCAGATAACGGACAGTCATATGTTCTTTCTGCATCACCTGCATCAACAGATGCAAACTGGAAAGCACTAGTTGGTTCAGAAGCTGTAGTCGATACCGTAGAAACAGCATTAGTAGCTGGAACAGGATTAGACAAGACATATAATGATGAAGCAGGAACAATTACAATTGATATTGATTCAACAGTTGCAACACTAACTGGTACACAAACACTTACAAATAAAACTTTAACATCTCCAGTTATTAATACACCAACTGGAATTACTAAGTCAGACGTTGGTCTTGCAAATGTTGATAATACAGCAGACTCAGCAAAACCAGTATCAACAGCACAAGCATCAGCAATTGCAACTGCCAAGTCAGAAGCTCAAGGATATGCTGATGAGCAAATTGGATTAGTACTTGGTGCTGCACCAGCAGCGCTAAATACTCTTAACGAGTTAGCAACAGCACTTGGTAATGACGCAAACTTTTCAGGAACTATTACATCAAGCCTTGCAACAAAAGCTCCAATAAATGCACCAACATTTACTGGTTCTGTAACACTTCCTTCTACAACAACCATTGGCGATGTAAGCAATGTAGAGCTAGGTTATGTAAACGGAGTAACTTCTGGTATTCAGGTTCAGCTCGATGCAAAAGCACCACTAGCCTCACCAACACTTACTGGTACAGTAACTCTACCAGAATCAACTTCAATCGGTGACGTTAGCAATCTAGAAATTGGTTATCTCAACGGCGTTACATCTTCAGTTCAAGGACAAATTGATGCTAAGTTAGCATCAGCAACTGCCGCAACAACTTACGCACCACTAGCCTCACCAACACTTACTGGTACAGTAACTCTTCCAGCATCAACTTCAATCGGTGACGTTAGCAATCTAGAAATTGGTTATCTCAACGGCGTTACATCTTCAGTTCAAGGACAAATTGATGCTAAGTTAGCATCAGCAACTGCCGCAACAACTTACGCAACACTTGTAGCACCAACATTTACTGGAAATGTAACTCTTCCAGAATCAACTTCAATCGGTGATGTTAGCAACCTAGAAATAGGTTACCTAAACGGAGTAACATCTGGTATTCAAATACAACTAGATGCCAAGCAGGCAGTTGTTGCTAACGTTTCAGATGTTGAAATTGGCTACCTTGATGGAGTAACATCAGCAATTCAAACTCAATTAAATACCAAGCAGCCAGTTGTTGCCAACGTTTCAGATGTTGAAATCGGTTACCTTGATGGAGTAACATCATCTATTCAGACTCAAATTGATACTAAAGCACCACTTGCTTCCCCAACATTTACAGGAACAGTAACACTTCCTGCAAATACAATTACTCAATCAATGATGTCAGATGATTCAGTTGGAACTGCAGAAATTATTGCAGCATCGGTAACTAGCTCAGAACTTGCAGTTGATTCAGTAACTGAATCAAAGATTGCAGATGGCGCAGTAACTTCAGCTAAAATTGCAAACGGAACAATCGTAGATGCAGACATTAATGCTTCTGCAGCAATTGCAACATCTAAGATTTCAGGACTCGATACAGCTCTTGGACTAAAAGCACCACTTGCCTCACCAACATTTACAGGCACAGTATCAGGAATTACAAAGACTATGGTTGGGCTTGGATCTGTTGATAATACAGCAGACTTAGCAAAGCCAGTATCAACAGCACAGGCTACTGCAATCGCAACTGCTAAGTCAGAAGCAATTGCAGATGCAACAGCACAGGTAAATGCAGTAATTGCATCTGCTCCAGCAGCACTCAACACACTTGATGAACTTGCTGCAGCACTTGGTGATGACGCAAACTTTGCATCGACAGTCACAACTAATTTAGCAGCAAAAGCACCACTTGCTTCCCCAACATTTACTGGTACAGTAACAGTTGCAGCAGCAGGAGTAGCATTTACAGATGGCACTCAAACAAAAGCTGGTGTCCCATCACTTACAACAATTGGAACTGAAATCTCAGCAGCATATAACCTGTCAACAGGTGGCCTTGCCCTAAGAGATCAACTTATCCCAGTTGCAGGAACACAGGCAATTACAATACCAACAAATGCAACAACAGCTTTTCCGATTGGTACATCAATTGATTTTTACCAAGCATCAGGAACTGGCGCAAACTTTGTAGCAGCAGATGGTACAGTTACAATTCTTCGTACACCAGGATTAAAACTAAGAACAACACATTCATCAGCAACACTTACCAAGGTAGCAGTAAACACTTGGTTGCTAGCTGGAGACTTGACAGCATAATTAAAAAAATAAAGATAGGGGCTAAATAAATGGCAAATAAGAGAATAGGTAGAAAATCCTCAGCGCAGGATAACTTCTTAGAACCAAGTGCAGTTACTTCCTTAACTGCAACAAATGTGGGTACTGGGCGGGCATATAATAATGGCGCAGCATCTCTTACATGGTCTTTGCCAGCCGCATCACCCCCAGCAACACTTTATACCATTACATCAACCCCAGCAACAACAACACAAACTACTTCTAGCACTAGTTATACATTTACTGGATTAGCAAGTGCCACGGCTTATACTTTTACAGTTGTTGCTTCAAACGCTGCGGGATCATCTCAGCCAACAACATCAGGATCAATAACTGCTACAACAGTTCCGCAAGCTCCAAACGCATCTGTTTCAACAAGTGCCGCTGGGCCAACCCCAGTCCCAGCTTCTGGCTTTGACAGAATTACTTTTTCTGCAAACGCTACAGGTGGAAGCGCAATAACTACTTTTCAAATTACTTCTAGCATTCGTGGATCTTTGTCTGCTTCTGCAACATCTCCATTTGATACAGCATCTCCAAACTCTGAAACTTATACTGTTTACGCAACGAATGCAAATGGACAGTCTGCTGGCACGACAACTGGAACTGTAGAAACTTTTACGCCACCACACTTCCCACCGTTCTTCCCACCGTTCTTCCCACCACATTTCCCACCATTCTTCCCACCTTTCTTCCCACCACACTTCCCACCGTTCTTCCCACCACACTTCCCACCGTTCTTCCCACCGTTCTTCCCACCACATTTCCCACCATTCTTCCCACCACACTTCCCACCATTCTTCCCACCATTCTTCCCACCGTTCTTCCCACCGTTCTTCCCACCACACTTCCCACCGTTCTTCCCACCACACTTCCCACCGTTCTTCCCACCGTTCTTCCCACCGTTCTTCCCACCGTTCTTCCCACCTTACTTCCCACCGTTCTTCCCACCACACTTCCCACCGTTCTTCCCACCGTTCTTCCCGCCACACTTTGTAGGAGGATCCTACTTCTGCCCATGGTGTGATTGCGCAGGGTCTAACTGGTACTGCTAATTAATACTAACTGGGGCAATAGAAATATTGCCCCAGGGTATTGATAAAAAATAAAAAATATTGTACAATTATTAAAAGGAGATATAATGCCATACTTTGGATATGTAAGAGACGGAATAGTCAAATACGTTCAGCTTGTAACAAGCTCTACCCCCGCACAGTCAAAATGGATAGCGCTAAATAGATCAGGAGTTATCTTAAAAGACTCAAGTAATTACGATGTAATGCCAGGAGACTTGTTTACTGATGGTAAATTTTATAAAAAAGACGCCGAAACTAATAATACAACTTTACTAGAAGATGGTGCATTTACTCTCCCAAACGCAATAAGAGTTGCTGGAATTGTTGATGGCGAAATAGTCGGACAATGGGGAATGGGAACAGAACTCTTTGAAAACATAGAAGAAGCTCATCAGTTTATTGATGATATAGTTAACTCTCAAATAGTTGAAATAGAACAAGAGCAGCAGTTTTTAGTTGAAAAAGGTTGGCTTTATGATGGAGTCAATTTTACTAACCCAGACAATGCTTGATGAGCAGCGATAGCAAAAAAAGTGCTTGGGAAAAGTATAAAGAAAGTCTAGGAGACTCCAGACCTTGGGATTTTTTAGATCCAAATACAAAATATGTAGATAAATCTGTATCTGAAAAAAGATACAGTATTTGTCTATCTTGTCCAGAATTTATAAAAACAACAAAACAGTGTAAAAAATGTGGCTGTGTAATGACTTTAAAAACTAAACTTAGTAACGCTGAGTGTCCAATAGAAAAATGGGGAAAAGAATGATGTATGAAAAAGAAGAGCTATTTCCAGGACTTTGGGTATATAGAAACGTAATTACTCCAGAGATGGATATAATTAATAGGCTAGAAAACGCTATAAGTAATTCCAAAGGTATGCATACTTGGAAAGAAGCAACAGTCGGATACAGAGAAAAAATGCCTGACTATAGAGATTGCGTAGACTTTAAATGGAAAAAGTTCGATGATGATTTTGGAAACAAATACAATACCGAAGTGAATTCAGTATGGCAAGATGTATATGATGTTCAGGCTGTTGCACTAAATGATTACTCTTCTTTTTACAATATTGAGTTAAAGTATTGGGAAGCAATGAATTTTATTAAATATGGAGAAGGTCAACATTTTTCTTACCATTCAGATCATGGTTGGTCATATATATCAACAGTATCAATGGTTGCATATATTAACGATGATTATGAAGAGGGCGGACTAAGATTTGATAAGCTTGATTTAACAATAAAACCAAAAGCTGGAGACCTATACATATTCCCATCTACATATTTATTTTCACACGCTGCTCTTCCAGTAAAATCTGGTATTAAATATTCAATTGTTACAATGACAGATTATAATGATGCTACACATACAGAATCTTTTTATAGACAATTTATGTCTGAAAAGTCAATGAAAGATGGGTACTGATGAACTTTGATGTTTATAAAGTTTATCCAAATCAATCAGCAAATATCCAGCCTTTAGGTGTAAAAAGAGAATGGATGGATGAGACATCTGATAAGCATGCTTATCATTGTTTTCCAGTAAGCTTATCAAATACTTTAGGTTGGGGAATTTCTTTTCCAGTTGATATTGAATTTATTTGGGACGGTATATCAGATTCAACGGATACTCATGTTAAGGTTTTAAAGGGTCACGAGTATGTTTCAACCTCAAGGGCTAATGCAACCATTAGCTTTAATACAAATTTGGTAATAAGAAGCGAAGAAAATGTAAGTATGCTGGCTATGCCGACACCAAACTGGCCAATAGATGGCGTTTGGCCTTTTACAACGTTAATAAGCACTTCATTTTTTAAAGGAACATTTCCTGTTGCATGGAGAATAACAAAGGCTAACGAAGTTATTACTATACCAGCTAACACGCCAGTAGCATCAGTAATTCCTATATCTTTATCTAACTTAAACAATTCAGTAGCAACAATAAAAGGATACAAAGACTTGCCTATAGACTTTTTCCCAAAAGAAGACTACGGTAAAATTGTTAGCGATATTAATAAATCTGGAAAATGGACTGACTTCTATAGAAATGCTGTAGACCATAAGAATAATAAAATTGGATCTCATGAGGTAAAATCTTTAAGATTAAAAAATGATGAAACTTTCATAGATGGTCCAGAAGGCTGCGGTATACCAAAATGAACAAGATAACATTTCATTCTAACAAGCATTATAATGATACAGAAACAGCACCCTGCCCAACTGCAAAAGTTATACCAAAATGGTGGCATGATGCTGATATTTATATAAAAGATTTTTATGGCAATCCAGTTTCTAATGCAAATAAAGACGGCGGTAAGATGCTAAACTTTAAAGCATGTCCAGCTATGCTTGATACATTTACAACAGGATACACACTTGTTACACCTTGTGATATAGAATTTTATGAAAAAAATAATAGAATCAAAGCAAAAGTTCCATTAAAGTTTGATGATTTTGTTGGAGAGAGGCCAGCATCTGATGGATTCCAAGTTCCTTTTGGCTATGATAAGAATCATTTTCATTGGTATGCTAATTGGGCTCCACAGCTACCAGAAGGGTACAGCTCTTTGTATGTTCAGCCTATAAATCATTTTGATTTACCATGGCTTACTGTTGGTGGTATAATAGATAGTGATAAGGTTACAACCTCTGGGCTGATACCGTTTTTTATACAAAATGGATTTACTGGCGTTGTTCCAGCAGGGACACCATATTTACAAATAATACCATTTAAAAGAGAAGATTGGGAATCAGATTTTATTTTTCATAAGCCAATTGATATTATGCAAAAAGCTATGAAGACGTCAGAGACTTTTAGAACACCAGAGGGTGGAGTCTATAAGAAGAAATTTTGGACTAGAAGGAGATATAAGTAAATGGAAAAAAGATTAAATACCAATAAAACTCACGACTACAGGTCTTTGGGATCTATAACTCCATCTGGATTCTTTGGCGCAGGACCTGAAAATATTGTAGAGTTAAAAAACTTTTTAACAGATGAAGAAAGAGTAAGACTCACCCACTTTGCTAAAAACAATACAACTTGGGATATTACAGATTCTCACGTAAATGAAAATGGAACTGTGATATATGATGCTAACGCTTGGCACGACAGAGTTTGCACTCGTAGATCTATGGAAATTTCTGCTGACCCACATATTGTAGATGTTGTAGACAACCTAATATCCAGACTGCAGGTAGAGGTAGAAAAATTTTTTAACGTTAAGGTACAAGCAACAGGCCCAGCTATTGTTAGATGGCCAATAGGGTCAAGACAGGATCCACACGCAGACAAAGAGCTTCACGAAGGTCCAGATGCAGGAACTCCAAACGATTTTCCACATTACGATATAGCTTCATTATTTTATTTTAACGATGACTACGAAGGCGGAGAATTGTTTTTCCCTGTTCAAGGAATAGAATTTAAACCTGTTGGGGGATCAGCATATTTTTTCCCAGGAGATAAAAATTATATTCATGGAGTAAGACCAATTATCGCAGGAGGAAGATACACCTCACCATTCTTTTGGCAGATACTTGAGCACACTGGTGACATAAAGCCATGACCCTTGAATATAAAGAGATATATCCAAAGATATGGGTATTTAAAAATCCATGGAAAGACATAGACCTATTAACAAAAACAATAATTGATTCGGAACAAAACCCAGAAGGCTCTGCTTTAAATTGGCATGGCTGGTACACCTTTGGAAAAGAAGCTGATCAGTTTAACCATTCAATTGAATCATCTGAAAGAACTGAATTAGAAAAACGTTTCTGGGATGAAATAATTGAGGTTTTTAATAAAACAACAAGTCAGTATGCGGATACTTTTAGCGTACCACTTGATAGAGACGCAATAGTTTTTAACGAAGAAACTGGAAACGATGATCCTATGTGGAAAAGAATGGGACCTTCAATATGTAAGTATGAAGTCGATGGAGGAATTGAAGATTCCGACCTTGCAATGCATGTACATACAGACTACCAAAGAGACTATCATGATTTTAGAGGATATAAGTTTACGTTTACCTGCACCATGTATTTAAATGGAGACTATGAAGGCGGAGGACTTACTTTTTTGGTAGACAATAAAACTCTTTATTACAAACCAGAAAAGGGCGACATTTTGTTATTCCCAGCAGGAGACCCAGATTTTCTTTCCGATGCTGGACAATTTTATATGCATGGAGTTGAAAAAGTTAAGGGCACCCCTAAGTATTTTGTAAGAAACCATTGGGTTAGATTTTATCCTGGATCGCCAGAATGGCTAGAAAACGAAAAACTTTATGGAAAAGAAATATGGAAAGAAATGGAAATTGCCAGAACTAAAGAAGAAAGAAAGTCTGGAGCTTATCAAACAATAAACTATGATGAACTTAAAAAGCTAGAAAGGATTAATTTAAATGACATTTAATTTAGAAAATCAGAATAGAGTTAAAGAAGACATAGTGTTTTTTGAAAATTTTCTTAGTCCAGAAGATTGCGAAAAAGTTATTAAATATTGGGAGCATTCTGTAGAAAAAGGAACTCTTCCATGGGCACCAATATCATTCTACGATTCCTTTGCTTCAAATTTACCAGACGATGAAGACAAGGAAAAGTTTGGCCTTCCTTCTGATTTTTTTACTAAGCTTCAAGATAAAATACAAGAGGCTACAGAAATATGTAGAGGCGATAAGGTTAGACTAGTTAGCTATCACGCACAGAAATGGGTAGAGGGAGCTTATGCAGGTTACCATTCAGACAATACCCCAATAGATTCTCCAGAATACAACTCTTTTGAAAGAAGCAAGTGGGCAGCATTCCTTTACTTAAATGATGATTTTGAAGGTGGCGTTTTAAACTTTAGGGATCATGATATTTCTTTGCAGCCAAAAACTGGAATGCTAGCAGCATTTGCTGGAGGTCATCACAATATACATGAAGTACAAATGATTACTAAGGGAACAAGAATAACTATAGGATCATTTTGGGATAATGAAGAGGCTGTTTATAGCGAAGAAAAGCAGGCTATGTGGGAAACCGATATAGCAGATCAAAGAAAAAGACAGGCAGAGGACGCAGAGCTTTGGGCAGAACTTAAAGCAAGAGGTGAAAGACTAAAGCCTGGACCAGATCAAACTGCTAAAAAAGAAGTAGCATTGGAGATAGAATGATAAAAACGACTGTATTAGAAAACGGAATGATTAGAGAAGAGCTTCACCCGCAAGTTTATTATTATAGAAATGCTATCCCTAATGTAAAAGAATGGCTAGATCTTGTAAATGATTCTGAAAATCATGAAGACCTTTATTCGATTATCACACCATGGAACACATGGGATGTAGATGAAAACAGAGCTTTTGGAAACCCTTATGTTTACGGATATAAAAAATTATGTTTGTTAAATAGTGTTTTTAATATAGATAAAGACGTCACAGAAGAAACAAAAGAGTTCTTTATTAAAATTAGAGATCCACTTTTTAATGCAATTAAGGCAGTTTGTGAAGATTATAAAGAGTCTCAAGGAATTAAAGAAGATATTATATTGCTAGAGCAATTTGGAGTTCATAGATATAGGTCTGGTAACTTTATGGGAGTTCATCATGATTCACAAGAAGGTGACACTAGACTTCTTTATTCCATGGTAGTTTGGCCTAATGATGACTATGAAGGTGGAGAACTATCTTTTTCTATAAAAGACGGAGTTCTTACTAGCACAGAGCTTTCTTTGCAGGGCGATCTTTTTGATCCTAAAAATGAAGGCTTGTATGATTTTTATATTAAGCCAGAAGCGGGGAGCATAGTAATATTCCCTTCACCTTCTCCATTTAGCCATACAGCACATGTTGTTAAATCTGGATGGAAGTATATGTTACCAATGTTTTGGATAGACCCTAATGGAGAAGATGCATTGTTTAAGCAAGATCCAGAGTGGCGGCCAGAGTTTGTTTACCCAGATAAAGAAGATTTATTTAAGTAAAAATATCTGGTACAATTATTACAAAAGTTATAAATAGGAGGAAGTATGAAAAGCGAAGAATTATTTGATAAGGTGTATTACTACACGGATGTTATAAAGGAGCCTAAAAAGCTTGTTGATTTAATCGAATCAACAGAATCTGATAAATACTCAAGCTTCATCACCCCCTGGGAAGAGTGGGGTGCATGTAGTGGACAAATGTACATTTATGGATCACACAAAAGAATAAAGTGTTTGTCTTCTGAAGATATAGAAAAAAATATATCCGAAGATGTTATAGATGATTGCAACTATATTTTCAATGAGATATTTGATGGTATGAAAAATGTCTGTGAAGATTATGCTTCAAAAATCGGTGATGATGCTGAGATAATTTTAATGACAGATACAGCAATTAAGAAATACATGCCTGGAACTTTTATGGGATCCCACTTTGATCAGCAGGAGGGGGATAGAAGACTTAGGTATTCTATGGTAATGTATTTAAATGATGATTACGAAGGCGGAGAAATATCTTTTAATGTAAAAGATGGAGTATTGACTTCTACAGATGATGCCGCTGCAGAAGATTTTGATAGCCCACTTAATCATGATAGAATTATGTTTCACGTTAAGCCGAAGGCTGGAAGCGTAATAATCTTTCCTTCAACAGATCCATATAGTCATACAGCACACCTTATAAAAGGCGGATCTAAGTATATGGTCCCTTCGTTTTGGCTTAACACTGGTAAATTCGTAGATGGCGTTTTTATTCCAAACTAGAAAGAGTTAATTATGGCAATGTACGTTTTTCAAGAAATTGCACCAAAGACATTTTATTTTACATATTGTCTTCAAGAGATTGGGAACTATATAAGCTTCCTTGAAGAAAGCGAAAAGAATCCAAGTAATTTAATTAGTCAGTGGCAAGACACAGAGTATGGATATGAGAAGAAGGTATCTTCTGATTTTTCTAACGAGTCTGGTCCAGTAGACACTCGTAGCCTTTTTATTATTAATAACTTGAAGGCGACATTCCATCACTGTTTTAGTCAGTATAAGATATTTAACAATATAGAAGAAGAAGTTAATCTAAGCACCGACTATTTTGTAAGAAAACATAATGAAGGACAAGTAAAAAATAATTGTGGAGCAAAGGGCAAGTATACTGCTAGACTATATATTAACGATTCTTTTTCTGGTGGAGAAATTTCAATACCTGGAAAGCCTAAGTTTAAGCCAGAGGCAGGCAGCATAATTATCTCTCCATCAGATGTACAGGTGACAGCAGAACCAGCAAATGGTAATTCAAGATACATTGCAATAGGTCATTGGGTTTAATTCCCACCCTCTGATATAATTAAAAGATGTCATACTACCTAGATGTAATAAAAGATTCTCCGATTGGCTTGTGGAAGTTAGATGAGCTTTCTGGGTCTATTGCTTATGATATTTCTGGTTGCGACAATCATGCATCTTACGTAGGTCAGATAGTTAAATTTGGAATGCCAATCGTATCGGGTGGAAACCATTCAAATAAAATTGATAGTTCTAATTATATACAGTTTACTATATCAAAAGACTTTTCTGGGACAAATGGAACTGGAGGATTTGCAACATCGGATACTTACGATAATGATTTCTCCCTTGAAGCATGGATTCATCCCAAAACATTAACATCTCTTACGCCAATTTTAGCAGATTCTTCTGGGATTGGATTATATTGGGATAACGGAAATGTTGTATTTAAATTAGAATCCGAAAGAATTGATTATTCTGTGCCTAATCCAAATAGAGTTATTCATGTCGTTGGAGTTTACTCTATAAGATCAATGAGTCTTTATGTAGATGGGCTACTTGTAGCAACGCAAAGTGTATCTAATAAATTTACAAATACCAGCGTTACTCTTTTATCTGGACCGACTACTGCTGGTCAATATTTCTTAATCGACAGTCCAGCTGTGTACAGGTACGCCTTGTCTAACAAATCTATATCTTCACACTATAATAATTTGTTTTTAGACAAAGATGAGCAAATTGTTGTCCCAGATTTTGGTCAGCTACTTGTTGTTTCAGAAAAACATTACAATCCAGAAACAGAATATCTTTATCCAGAAAGAGAAAGTTGGAGGTCCCTATCTTTTGATAGTACCAACCTTTCTTACAATGAAAAAAATAATAGTTTATGCTTAAGCTCTGGATCTTCTGGAGAAATGATAAAAGTTTTAGGTTTAAATATTATAAAGCCTTATGTGTCTTCAAAGATTGATTGGGTTGCCTCTACTGGAGTTTCTATTTATGTTTCAGATGTTTCTGAGGCTGGGCCATGGAGCATATGTACAAATGGATCCTCTATACCAGGATTTACACAAGGGTCTAACTTTTCTACAAAAAAAATTCTATATTTTAAAATTCAATTTGCTTCTTCAAATTTAAATATTTATATGCCAGAGTTATACTCCTTAAAAATTTCTTTTTACAATGAGAAAAAGGTGTTTGCACATAATGGGGGCAATATCCTATCGGTGCCACAGCCAACATCTGGATCCACTTGGGATGTAGATTTGTCAAGCAATAGCTATCCAGTAAGAACTAAAAATTATTATAATGGAGTTAGGCCTAAATCCTCAGTGTTTTGCGTAAGCTTATCAGAAGAAGCAAAAAGCTTAGAGATGATATTTACCCCCAAGTCCCTGTCTAGCGGATTTCTTTTATTTAATAAAACTGGTCTAGTTGAAACCTACCTATCCTGGTCGGCTAACGGCGACATAACAAAATCAAATATTAGTAGCATATATATAAATGGGCAAGATATATCCTCAGCAACTAACATTTCTTCTTATCTATATTTAGATGATCCAAACTATATATTTATTAAGGCCTCCTCTTTGTTTTCTGGAGAATTATGGTTAAACGGCAAACAATTATTAGGGGTAAGGTCTGGAGTTCTAGACGACAACTTATACCAAAATATTGCCACCTATCTGTCAGACACGATCAACCCATCTGAGCATTATAATCTTTATATTGGAAAATCAGCAGCAATTGGCCAGGGTTCGTCTATATCGATGACAGAAGAGTCTGTTTCTACGTACTCTAGAGACAGGGTTGTGTTCCAAATCATATAATTTTGTCAGGCTAGATGACAAAAAGCTGGACTTATGTCTACAAAGATGGTAAAATAATTAACTATGGATATAAAAAGAATTAATGCTCAAATGAAGTCTGGTGAAACCAGGCTTGGGGTTTATGTATGGGAAATGCCTGACGGACGTTGGGTTGGCGACGAAGACAATAACTTTTTATCCATACAATCAATGATAGGTAATAAAGAGAGAATTGCCCTTTTAGCTTCAGCTGTAGCACACTATGGAATTGATGTTGGTCAGCCTAAGTTTATTGAAGGAAGCCGACAAATTGATGAAGAAGAATTCGAGTACCAAAAGCAAAGATTAAGATGGGGATTGACTCCAGATCCATTAGACATTGGTGTTCATAAAGAAGAGATGGCTAGACTGAATGGTGGTAAAAAATGAAAGAATATGAAGAGAATTTAGTTTCTAACAATGTAGAGATATCTAATGTTGCGGATTGGATGAGATTTAGCAATCCTACAACACAAAAATCTGACGACTTGTTTGATATAGATGCCGAAGAAGTTTTAAAGCTATCGGGCCTTGGGGCATCATTTAGAAGAAAAGTATCTAGAGATATTCAGAAAGCATTTACTGGTAAAGATGGATCTGTAAGCCAGCAACTTCAGCACCAACAAGCAGTTAGCGGATACGCGACCTTTGACTTAATTCAGCCAGAATACAACCTTGACTATTTGTCAACAATTTATGAAATTTCTCCATATAACTATGCAGCCATAAATGCAAAAGTTGCAAATATTGTCGGACTAGGATTTGATTTTATCGAGTCAAAAAAGACAACAGATGCACTAGACGAAATTACCGATGAGAAGCAATTAGAAAGAGCACGTAAAAAGCTAAATAGAATTAAGCAAGACTTGCACAGATGGCTTGAAGATTGCAATGAAGATGAAACTTTCAAGGAAACTCTTATCAAGTTCTACACCGACATAGAGGCTACTGGTAATGGCTATCTGGAGGTCGGTAGAACGACAACTGGTAAGATTGGGTACATCGGCCATATCCCTTCAAAGACAATGCGTGTAAGACGCCTTAGAGACGGTTTTATACAGCTTCTTTATGGCAAGGCGGTATACTTTAGAAACTTCGGGGACACAGAAACAATAAACCCTATAGCAGGTCAAGAAGATAGACCTAATGAAATTATTCACTTGAAGAAGTACACCCCAAAGAATAACTATTACGGAATCCCAGATATTATTGCTGCACAAAATGCAATGGCTGGAAATGAATTTGCTGGTAAATATAACCTAGACTATTTTGAAAATAAGGCAGTCCCACGATATATCATTACAGTTAAGGGAGCAAAGCTTTCTACAGAATCTGAAAGAAAACTACTTGAATTTTTCCAGGTTGGGCTAAAGGGCAAAAACCACAGATCTTTGTATATCCCTCTGCCACCAGACTCTCCAGACTCAAAAACTGAATTTAAAATGGAGCCAATTGAGGCAGGAGCGCAAGAAGGCTCATTTGAAAAATATAGAAATTCAAATAGAGATGAAATCCTAATGGCTCATAGAGTTCCAATTAATAAAATTGGAACTCCAGCTGGAATAAACTTAGCCGCAGCTAGAGATGCAGACAAGACATTTAAGGAGCAGGTTTGCCTTCCAGCACAACAAAATCTAGAAAAGAAATTAAATAAAATAATTCAAGAAATGACTGATGCCTTGGAGCTTAAGTTCAACGAGCTTTCCTTGACCGATGCAGATACTCAGTCTAAGATCGATGAAAGATATCTTAGATTCCAGGTAATTACTCCAAATGAAATTAGGGTAAGAATGGGAATGGTTCCAAGAGAAGGCGGGGATGTCCCAGTAGATCTTGCAGCCCAAGCAGCCGAAGTTAAGGCTCAGGCAAATCAAAGCAGAGCTCGTGACCAAGAAAGGTCAGCAAATTCTCCAGATAAATCGGGTGAAGGCAGAAATGCTAAGGGAGATGGAAGACAAGTCAACTAGTCCTACTCAACTAGTTATTTGCCTTTTGATACAACAATCTCTATAATATATAACATATGATCATAGAAAAGTCACATTGGTCTTCTAATGGAAATGCTATTAATTTATCAGTTCCTTTTACGAAGGTCAACAGAGAAAAAAGAACAGTCTCAGGTTTTGCAACATTAGATAACCTGGATCAGACTGGTGATGTCGTTACCCAAGAAGCTAGCATGAAAGCGTTTGAAAGCTTTAGAGGTAATCTAAGAGAGATGCATCAACCTCTTGCAGTTGGTAAGGTTGCATCATTCAGACCAGAAACCTTTTATGATCCAACAACAAAAGAGTTTTACAATGGAGTTTATGTAGACGCTTATATCTCAAAAGGCGCACAAGACACATGGGAAAAAGTTTTGGACGGGACCTTAACAGGATTTTCAATCGGCGGAAAGATTCTTGATTCAGAAAACGAAGTAAACAAATCAACAGGAGCATCAGTAAGATTTATTAAAGATTACGCACTAGTTGAATTATCAATCGTTGATTCACCAGCAAATGAACTATGTAACATTCTATCTATTGAAAAAGTAAACGGACAAATGATTTTTAAAGGCATCGCAGCAGATGTTAAAATGGAAAATATTTTTTATTGTGCAGATAGTGATTCTGTTTTTATGTCAACAGAATCAGAATACCTTTCTCCAGTTACTGGTAAAAAAACAGAACTAATTGGATGGGTAGAATCAAACGACGTAAACAAAGCAAAAGAAATAGAGAAGATTCTTGATTCACGTAGATCAAGATTGCAAACATTGCCTGACAACACAAACATAAATATGGCAATTGCAGAAGGAGGAAATGAAGTGGAAAAGCTTAATGTAACAGAAGCAACTCCAGTAGTAGAAGAAGCAGTAGCTCCAGAAGCACCTGCAGAAATTATTGAAGAAGTTGCCCCAGTAGAACAAGAGTCTGCTGAAGTTGTAGCTGAAGAAACTTCTGCCGAAGTTCTGGAAAAATCAGCAGAACTAACAGTTCAGGAATCACCTGACTTTGTTAAAATGCTAGGCGACCTTAAGGGTTTCTTCTCAGAGACTTTGGAAAAGGCCTCTGAGGCAAACGCTGCTCAGGTTTCAACAATCAAGGAGACAGTCGAAGCTTTTAGCAAGAATGTCGATTTGAGAATTTCAGAATTAGCAGAAAAGCACACAGAACTCTCAACAGCAGTTGATTCAATTAAGTCCATCATGGACACAGTTGAAAAAAGAGTAGACGCAGTAGAATCAGACACTGCAATTAAGAAGTCCTCTGACCTTGGCGGGTCAACAGGAGTAACAATCAAAAAATCAAAATGGAACGGCACTTTCCTCGGTTCCGTTAGCGAATTAACAAAATAAGGGTATGGTGAAAAACTAATGAGTAATGAACTATTAGCAAAAGCAGCTGAAGCAGGCACAACACTAACAGGTGGAATGACTGGCGCAGCAAACCCTACCGACGGAATTCACGTAGGTTCCGAGGGTAAGGGAGGCTTGCTCAATCCTGAGCAATCCGCAAGATTCCTAGATTACATGTTCGATGCAACAGTAATCGGTAAGGTAGCACGTACAGTTCGAATGAGAGCTGACACTACAGAGATTGATCGTATCGGCGTCGGAGAGAAGCTTATGAAGCTTGCATCCGAAGCAGAGAACACTGGCTCAAACGCAGCAGTACAGTTCTCAAAGATTTCTCTCACAACAAAGAAGCTTCGCCTAGATTGGGAACTTTCAACTGAGTCTCTAGAAGACAACATTGAAGGTGCAGATCTAGAAGATCACATTGCAAGACTGATGGCAACACAGGCTGGTAATGACCTAGAGGACGTAGTCCTTAACGGTAACACAGCTCTATCTTCAGATAACCTATACAAGGCATTTGATGGTATTGTCAAGATTGCAAAGACAAATGGTCGTGTAGTAGCTGGAGCGGGCGCAAACGTGTCTCGTGACATCTTCAACAAGGCACTAAAGGCTATGCCACGTAAGTACAAGCAGCGTCGTCCAGACCTACGCTTCCTTGCAGGCTCAAACCTAATTCAAGACTACTTGTACTCAACATCACAGAACATCCAGAACGTTAACCCACAAGATATTGCTTCAAGCATTATCCGTGGAGACCAGGGTGGTCTAGGTGGTCCAGCAGGATATGTGGCACCATTCGCATTTGGTATTCCAATTGTTGAAGTTCCACTACTTAAGGAAACACAGACAGGTTCATATGCAACACCAACAGGAGAGCACGGAGACGTCCACTTGACATTCCCAAATAACGTTGTTATTGGTATCAAGCGTGATGTAACTGTTTACCGCTTCTTCTGGCCAAAGAAGGACTCAATCGAATATACAATGTATACTCGTGTGGGTACCCAAATTGAGCAGGCAGATGCATGGGTAGTCGTAAAAGACGTTAAGGTTGCTTCTTAATTAAATAAGAAATAACTACCGAAAGGCCCCCAATTAATTTTGGGGGCTTTTCATTTTAATTTTATAGTGCTATAATTTATATACATACCAAAGGAGTATACACATGTCATTTGACACACTTAAGGTCAAAGATCTAAAGACATTAGCAGCGGACTTCGCAGTTGATGTTGATGGACTAAAAAATAAAGCAGATGTTATTGCAGCCCTAACAGAAGAAGGAGTAACTTGGTCAGTTTATCAAGGTACACTCAAAAACATAGAGAACGCAAAAGAAGATGCAGATGAAATTCTTCCTAGACTTGATCCAAATCAAAAGCTTGATGAAGATATGGTTCTTGTAAAGATGGATCGACCAAACTACAGATATGATGCACTTGGATTTACATTCACGATTGAGCACCCATTTGTAGCAATGAAGCCAGATTTGGCTCAAGAAATTTTTGATAAGGAGGAAGGGTTTAGATTGGCTACACCTAGAGAAGTACAGGAGTACTACAACTAAGCCTAATACATGGCAGAGATATACATAAACACAAGCACGGCAGCAACAACAAAACTTTACGTAAAAGGTGAAGCTGTAACGCCAACATCATCAGTAGTTGTAAAATTCTATGACATAACTGGAGATCCGCTTGTTTCACCACAAATTAGCCCCTCATCGATTGTTGCAACTGTAACAGCAGAAGCAAGCGAAGTTGATCAAGGATCCTTTAGTGCTTATCTGCCAGTGCAGCATGCAACAAGAAATAGAAAGTTTAAGTTAGTATGGGATTGGCAGTTCAACTCAGTTGAATACTCCACTACAACTTACCTAGATGTTGTTACTCCATACGTTGATATTCAAGAGGCAGCTCAAGAGATGGGTCTTGGTTCAGATGCAAATGATCCAAGTCATAAAACATACCAGGAATTAAAGCTAGCGGAAAGATATGCTAGAAACATAATTGATGGACATACTGGGCAAAAGTTTTATTTGCATGATGATAGCTTTTTTACGATAGGAAGTGATTCAGATACACTTTCAATGCCTAAAAAAATAAATCGGCTACATACGCTACATGCCAATGATGAATTGCTTATAGACAATATCAATAACATTAATAATGTTGGAATATCTGTTGAAAATACAGTAAGCGGTTTTGGAATAAGAGCAAGCCATACATCATTATTAGACAATGATGTATATATTGCAAATGGAATGGTTCCGCCATCTATCAATGATTTATCTCCAAATATTTTTAGAAGATCAAAGTCGTACAAGGTTTATGCAAGATTTGGTTGGGACTATGTACCAAATGAAATTAGAGATGCAGCAGTTGAACTAATGAAGATGTACTTTGCAAAAGATCGTATATGGAGAGAAAGATATGTTAAAAAGATATCTACAACAGACTGGGATTTTGAATATTCTTCAGAGGCGTTTGGCGGAACTGGATCTTCTTACGCAGATAAACTTCTAGCAGATTATGTTATAACACAAATGGTATTGGTATAATGTTTGAAATAGTTGATGGTTTAATGACCATGAAAATGGATGTCTATCGTCAATCTGAACGGCAAGATCCAAATACTGGTGCAATGGTTAGAGAGTTTTCTTATATAAAAACAATAGACTGCTATGCTAGAGGAGTAATTACAGAAAGCCGAAATAGATCTAACGATAGCCAAAAGTTTTCAAACAAGTATTCAAATAACCAATATATAGAGGTCAGAACATCTGAAAGGCTAACTGCCAGAGATAAGGTTAAAAATATTGTTGATGTTAATGGTAAACCAATTTGGTATGAGTTAAACTATCCAAACGATACCGACACAGTGTTTGATGTTATAGGAACAACTCCAATAGCAGAACCATTTGGAAATGTCGTTGGGTATAACTCATCACTACAAAGAGCGGAGAATCAGCAAATTGGCATCTGAAATTTTAGCTATTAAAGCAGCAAGCGGTCTAGTTAGCTTAATGTCTAACAAGCCCGCAAGCGGTGCTATAAAAGATAGCACAGTAGCTCAGATATCTGCAGCATTATTTTATAAAACAAATGTTATGGCAAAGCTAGCATCAAATCCTCAATTTCAATCTGCATTTAGAAATATAATTTTTGATCAGTTGCAAGTTGATTTTGGAGACTACATTGATGCAAAATCAAGAACTTCACCAAAGTCTTTTCACCACGTTTATGAGTGGGGTAGAATTGGCGAAGATGAAGCAAGACTATTTAAACTAAAAAAGCTACCAGCAGATGGACTATCTCTAAAAGTTAATTATGAATTGACTGACTCTAAATCTTTTGTACCATCTGAAAATTCTAATAATAAACATGTCTTTGTAAAAAAGGCTGAAATAATGGAGCAGGGAAAGACTGTAGTTATTGCTCCAAGATTTTCAGAAAGACTTGTTTTTGATATAGATGGATATACTGTATTCATGCCAAAGGGACAATCGGTTACTGTTAGAAAGCCAGGCGGAGCGGCAACTAAAAATGCATTTTTTGCACAGTATAGGTATTTCTTTACTGGACAGCTAGTCAACATGTCAATAAAAAAATCGGGATTTCAAAGATTATTTAACTCATCATTATCTAGAGCATTAGGTGTTCCAGCACAAGTTAGAACAGTTAAATATAGCTTCTCGCCAAATCAGCTGGCAAATGAAGCAGAAGCTGCCACATCAGCAGCATTTGCGAGGTTCGTAAATGGCTAATTATAAATTAGATTCAATGTTTGAAATAAGAAAGTTTTTATGGAACAGACTAACTTGGCTTGGCATATTTGACGAGAATGATTATTATTCAGACAACCTAGGCGAAGCCCTTATCCCAATAGTACCAGTTCAACAACAGCCAGAAATGAATCAATTCTTAAGCGGCAAGAAGCACATAGTCTACGACAAGGTAGGAATGTCCTATGAGAATAACTGGATGATATGTTGCGAGCAAATCCTATTAACCCTATATTCACCAGACATCTTGGATATTGTTGAAATAAGAAACTTCCTAACTGATGAATTTAGAAGAATGGATGAGTCTGCCAGAGATGTCAATAAATGGACGGGATTATCAGATAAGTTCAAGTTTCATAGCATCCAGGTAGCAGACATATCATCTACATCACCATCAGAAGAGATCCAAGGATTCTATGCAGCAGATGTAGTATTGGAGATAAAATACTCCAGAATACTGGATGGCAAAGGCAGGTTTGCCTAGTTTGCCTTTTATAAGCTAGTAGAGTAAAATTAGAACAGAGGAAAGGGCCTAGCCAGCCAAATATATATATTAATTTCATATGAAATCAGGAGGAAATACAATTATGGCATATCAAAATACAGGTGACGCTAAGAATATTCTTGTTGGCGCATCACCACTATTTTTGTCAGTAGAAGACTCAACAACATCAGGTTACAACACAAACATGGAAGCGGGACTAGCGAAAGCTTTCGTTGCAGATAAAAACCGTCTTGTACCAGCATTTGTAGAAGCAGAGTCTTATACTACAACACTAAACAAAGTTTTACCAGTTACAGCAGCTACACAACAGACAACACCAACAGAGGCAAACCCTCTAAAGGGTGCAGCATACCGTAACGTTGGTTACACAAATAACGGTCTTCAGATCAGTTACCAACCAACATACGATTCTGTAACAGTTGATCAGCTTCTAGATACAGCTAAGCTATTTAAATCTGCAATGCAGGTTCAAATTTCAACTGAAATGGCAGAAGGAACCCTAGAAAATATTCTTGCAGTATTTGGACAGAAGTCAGATACACTAAAGCCAAAGAAGGGTGGAACTCCAGAAGCAGTCCTAACAGGACTAGCAGCAGAAGATCACCTTGGCCTAGAAGCAGGTGCACTTGGTTCAGCTCCAACAGAGCGTCAACTAATTGCAATTGGACAGGCTCCAACATCAGAAGCAGCAGAAACTGAGCGTGTATACTATGCACGTCGTGTTTTGTCTGTTGAGCAGTCACAGTTCTCTTTGGCTCGTACAGCAGCAACAACATTCCCAGTAACATTCCGTCTTCTACCAGACGGTAATTATGCTGGTTCAGAATACGGTAAGATTATTGACCGTGTACTAAGACTAAACTAATTATATAAATAATTATAAGTAAAGCCTCCAAGAAATTGGGGGCTTTACTGTTGTATCCGTATAATGGTTATGCTATAATAATTTAGACGATCCTTAAGGAGGATAAATTGGCAACAACAGTATATGATGTAGAAGAGATTGAACTACAAAGCGGAGCTAAAGTAAAGCTCAAGCCATTATCAATCAAGCAACTGCGTAAGTTTATGGAAGTAATCAAGAAGGTTCAAGATGCGGAAGATGAAGCTGCTACTCTTGGAATTTTAGTTGAAGCATGCGGAGTTGCACTAGAAGTTCAGCTGCCAGATCTTGTTCAAGATATCGATAAGCTTGAAGAAGCATTAGATGTTCCAACAATTAATCGCATCCTTGAAGTTTGCGGAGGAATTAAGATGGACGACCCAAACCTAATAGCGGCAGCGGTACTGGCTGGTCAGAACTAGATTTAGCCGCTTTAGAAGGCCAAGTTTTTCTTTTAGGTCACTGGAAGAATTACGAAGAGCTAGAAGAAAATTTATCGATGCCAGAATTGGTTCAAACCATAACAGCGATAAATGAAAAAGAGCATAACCAAAGAAGATTCGCAGCATCTCTAAAAGGAATACAATTAGATGATGATGTAGAAGAAAAAGAAAAAGGTTCTACCTTTGAGGATATCCAAAGAAGAGCTCTTGGAATTAAAGCATCAGCAGATGATGTTGTTGGTTTACAAGGTCCCTTCGCAGCGCAAGCTGGATTTGGAATTGGCGCAGGGTTAGGATACTCTAGGAGTAATTAGTGGCTGACGAACAAATCGTAACCAGTATAGTCGCCAAAGCCGACTTGTCTAGCCTTGTGTCTGAAGTACACAGGGCTAGCGCTAGTCTACAACAATTACAAAGAGAGCTTCTTTCTTCAAACAGAGCAATAGCTGCTTCAACAAAGTTAGCAAATAACTTATTTAGAGATACACTGACTGGTAGTGGACAATACTCCAGCCACTTTGTAAACCTTAATTCTGATGTAGATAAGTTTGGTAAAAACTTAGACGCTGGTAGATTAAAACTTAAAAACTATTTTTCAACATTTAGAGAGCATGCTACAACACAAAAGGGCATGATCAGGGAGCTTGCCAAAGAGCAGGTAATGCTTCAGAATGCAGTACTTCAACCATTGGGTAGAAATGCTCAAGGTTTAATGCAGTACAATGTTATGATTCCTAGAGGTTTAGATGCTGTAAGAAATAGCGCACAACTAGCTCGAATGGAAATGCAGATAATGAATCGTGCATTGTCTGAAGGAGCAGGATCTTTAATTAACTGGGGTAAGAATACTCAGTGGGCAGGTAGACAGCTAACAGTTGGATTAACCGTTCCACTTACAATGTTTGGAGCGGCAGCTGGTAAAGCATTTAGAGAAGCAGATGCTGAATTAGTAAGATTAACAAAGGTTTACGGAGGACTAGCATCAACATCTGCACAAGATCTCAAAGCAATTAGAGAAGAAGTTGTGCAAACAGCAAAGTCTTTATCCCAAACAATGGGAGCCTCATTTAAAGATACAATTGCATTGGGTGCTGATATTGCAGCGACTGGAAAGATGGGCAACGATCTTTTAGAGTCAATTTCAGAAACTACTAGACTTTCTATTTTGGGTGAAGTTGACAGACAAGATGCTATGAAAGCAACTCTATCAATTCAAACAGCATTTAAACAGAATACAGAAGAGCTTACAGAATCAATTAACTTTTTAAACGCAGTTGAAAACCAGACATCAACTACACTTGCGGATTTAGTAGAAGCAATTCCAAAAGCAGGTCCAGTAATTCAGCAACTAGGCGGAGATGTCAAAGACTTAGCTCTTTATTTGACAGCAATGCGAGAAGGTGGAATTAATGCATCAGAAGGTGCTAACGCATTAAAGTCTGGACTTGCATCTCTTATAAACCCAACAAAACAAACTGTCGGTATGATGTCAGACTTTGGCATAGATGTTATGGGTATGGTTGCAAAAAATACTGGAGACACAACAGGCTTATTAACAGACTTACAAAAAGCTTTAGACAGCCTTGACCCGTTAAGCAAAGCAAGGGCAATGGAGCAAATGTTTGGAAAGTTTCAGTTTGCAAGAATGAGCGCCTTGCTTAATAACCTAGGCAAAGAAGGTAGCCAGACACTTCAGGTTATGGAATTGATGAAAGCAAGCACTTCAGATTTAGCAGGAATTGCTGAGCGAGAATTAGGAATGATAACGGAATCCGCTTCTGGAAAATATAGAAGAGCTATGGAATCCCTAAAAGCATCTCTGGCAGATATTGGAGAAGATTTCCTACCAGTTGCAACAAAGCTTGTAAATGCAGCAGCAAAGATATTAGACTTCTTTAGTAATTTACCATCCCCAATTAAAAAAGCAGTTACTTTCTTAGCAGGATTTACCGCATTAGTTGGACCACTTATTATGTTAACTGGTGTTCTTGCTAACTTCTTTGGATACATAACTAAGGGTATTGTTCAACTAAGAGCATTCTTTATGAAAGCTAATGGATGGAAGATGCTTACTCCAGAAATTATTGCCGCTCAAAAAGCAGCAGAAATGGTGGAGAACGCATTTTATTCAGATGCAGCAGCAGCTCAAGTTCTTCACAATGCATTACAAAAACTTGTTTTAGATTATCAAAATTTGCAAGCAGCTTCGATGAAAAATGCTGTTCCTGTAAACCCAGGAGTAAGTACAGTTGGCGGTGCACCAGTAATGGTTGCTGGAAGAAGAGTTGTTGACCCTAATGATCCTTATGTAGGAGATGTTAACACTAGAGCAATGTCTCACATTAACCCTAGAGATCCTAATAATCCTGCAACAATATTTGGTGGTGTTCCTGGCGCAGTTCCAGTTAACAGAGGAATATCAAGAACCCCTCAAGTATACATGCATGATAGACTTCCAAATATTGAAGGACTAACAAGTATAAAAGGAATATCGACAGGAATTGTTCCAGGAGAAGCAGCTAAATTTCACGCATTGATGGCAACACTTGGTATGCAAACCAAGCAAGAGGTTGCGGAATTAAAGAAAACAATTGCTATGGGTGGAACAGTAAGCAGAGAGCTACTAGACACATTTGATGACATATTGCCAATAACTCAAAGATTTGCAGATAGTGCAGCAACACAAGCAGCAGTAATTGTGCAGCAAATGAGAAATGCAGAAATAACAGTTGAGCAGGCAAAGGCAAGAATCTTAGCACTCAATGCACAAATAGAGGCAGACATGGGTACAGCGGTAAGCATGTATGCTGCAGGCCGAGGAAGAACGCTAGATTTAACAAGAGCTCCGATGATGGATCAACCAGTTGTTGATGCAAATGGTCAGTTTACACTAAGAGATCTTTATAAGAAAAAAGCAAATGCTTCTGTGATGGAAGAGTTTGGAAGACTTCGTGGAGTAAGAACATTCGGCGCACCATATAGTATTCAAACAACAAGAATGCCTAGATTTAATACTGGAGGAGACGTAGAGTCGTTTGGCCCAAATAAAACTATGGTGTCTGGTCCATCTTCAATTAACTATGACGATAGGTTGGGAGAGGTCCCTCTCGGTGGATATGTTTTAAATCAGCAGGCTTCCATGGATCCAGCAAATGCTGATTTGGTTGCTATGGCTCCATCTACTTATTTGAATAATGGTGGAAGCATTACCGCAGCTCTTACCCCACGGGAGGTTGTCTTTGGTCCACAAATTCAAAGAATGCCTGAGCTTTATGCAGCCGTAGATGCAGCAAATAGTGGATATAATTTCGGCGGGCAGATTATGGCTGGTATTACTGGATATGGAAAGAAAACATCTAATACTCCAGGAAGCAAAATGGATGAAAGACTGTTTAAAAAACAGTACAAGGAATATTTAAGATTTATTAATAACCCACGA